CGCCGGAAGGGACAGGCTGCGGGAAAGCCGTGTCACGCAAGACATGCACCGTCGAGCTGCCCAGTTTCTGCAATAGCTGAAACGCCGCATCCAAGGCTTGATAAGTACTCATCAGGCAGCCTCCGGCCAGTTGTTAAGGATAAGCTGGGGGAGCCGATTATGCCATTCTTGCGCCGGGCGATCAACATCGAAGCGCTGGGCAATCTTTACCTGCTTGACAAGGATAAAAATAGTGCGGTCGGGTTGACCTTTCTCTTTACCTGGCGCGACGAAGCGAGCGACTTCGCCCGAGATCTGAACGAAGAAGAGCTTCTGTTTATGGATGCGCATCCAGCGCTCGGGAGTGATCCGGCGACGGCCGGCGCGTCCCGCTTCCTTTGTGGGGATCGCGAGCCAACGGGTGCGCTTGGCTACGATCTGCGCGCCCCGTGCGTAAGCGCTAACGATTGTTGCTGCCTTGGAATAGATAAAACCCGCGGCTTTTATTTGCCCTGGTTGGTAAACATCCCCGCGCCAAGTGTTGGCAAGCCGTGTTCCGAGTCTTGCTGATTTGATTTGCGTTCGATATGCGTTCTTCAGCCCGTTCGTCGCGTCAGTAATAGCCGCGGACACCGCAACGTCTGCGCGTTTACCCTCTTCGCGCAGCGCTTCTTCCAGATTTCCTTCGACAAAAGCCCGAATCTTCATTGCTCAATCGCTTCGCAGACCCAAACGAGGCGGGCACTATCACGTTTCGCCCCGCCAAGAATTCGCAGAGTCTGGTCCGTAAAGACAAACAAATCACCTGGCTGCGGGCCATTGGCTAAGTCGGAAACGCGGACCTCTAGAAGAGTTGTCGGTGCCAATACTTGCGTGCCACCGTACTCACCGACCATATCAGGCTGTCGGAGGATGATCTGCATGGCGGTTCCGGCGGCCGGCGGCGGGGAAGCTTGCGGATGATACGTCGCAGTTTTCGCTACGTCGGTGCTCAGAAAGATCCGATCAACCGCAGCCGCGAAGGGGTCCATCCGCTACTTTTTAACCGCCGCGGGCTGGGGCTTCGCCGGGGTGACGGCCGGGGCAGGCCTCTTCTCCTCTTCGACTTCCGCGACGAGTGAAAGAAAACGAGGGGGATAGCCATCCGGCTTACCGAACACATCCGCATTGCGAAGATAAATTTCTTCGCCAATAGTGACTCGATCGGCAAGAATCTGGATAGAGCCACCAGTAAAGTTAATTGCTGTTTTTTGCCCGTCTGCAGCGATACCGAAAACTTTAAAAGACATCCAAGTTGAGTCCTTTTACTTGCCTAGAGGGAAAGGGCTGAGGGGGTTTCAACCCTCAACCCCTGACCCCAGCTTAGGCAGCAGCGATGAATCGACCCAGCTTGGCTTTGACTGTGCCGCTCGGATTTCCAGCGGCAGAAAGTGCGATACCCACCGGGACCTGCGAAGTCGAAGTCACGTTGACGACTTTATTAGTGTCGTCCCAGTAAAGGACATCGCCAATAGCAATGACGGCAGTGCTCGTCTTAGCGAGAGTAAAAACACCTTCAGTTGCGATTTCTACGCTAGCACCAGCATCTGCTGTAACAGTCGAGATGCCGAAAAGCGCATCGCCAATCAGAACACCAGTTCCCGATACGACGCCGCCCGAAGGGGCAACAATTGTAATCAGGTTGCCTTCCTGCTGAACCAAGTTCTTCATAGTCTGTCTTTCCTTTACCTAGGGCTTAGCTCAGCTTTACGCGCCAGCGTTCTTATAGCCGAAGCGGAAGTCAATCGCCGCGGCATAGAAGTCCATGAGAACTTGGAATTCAATGCCATCGACGTTGAACGGGCTGTTGGTGCGAACCCGCGGAGCTTCCGCGCCGCTCAGATAACCATAGACGAGGTTGCTACCGAGGGCCGGGTTGCCAAAGAGATACCAAGAGACGGTGCTGTTGGCATCAAGCAGCGGCTCAACGACCAGATTAATGGTCGGCGCCCGCAGGCCCGGAGGCGTGAGATTCGCCGAGCTTTCGGGAATAACCAGCGGGGAAACAACCTGCTCAGCCAGTGTTTCCTTGCTCGCCGGAACCGCGAGGACTGCGGGGGCAACGTTCAGGACGTTACCGTCGAGGCTCTTCTGGACGCGCATCGCCGCACGACCGACACCNNNACTGGTCGCAGAAATCGCAGTGCCCGAAGCAGTCAAGTTA